CGACAAAGCTGTATTTGGTTAGACCCTTAGCCATCGCCTGGTTGTATTCAACTGTCACAGGTCTGACTAGGGCGATTGGTGGGTTGGGGTTGTCCGGCATCTCAGGGCTGGTTCTGAGCCCTACGATGGTGCCAAGGTTAGTGGCAATAGCGGTCCGTAGGTCGGTAATGCTTGCCACTATGCAAACCTGATTCTGCGTAGTGGGTCAACAAGCTGGGCAACATCTGGGTCAAGCCTGTTGCTGACTCTCATGATTCCGATGTCAGAGATACCAGCTACTCCAAGTGGGCTGTCTAGTCGCTTGTAGATCCTTGATGCCTGGATGACTGTTGCCTGAGTGACTGAGATTGGGACTGCTGACCAACCCCAAACACCTGTGACCTGCACAGTTGCCTCTTGCTCAAACTGGCTGAATAGGTAATCTCCAACAGCTCTGATGCTTGTGAAAGGTGAGATAAGTCCATCAGCTCTGCCGTTTAGTGGCTCAAGCTGGTAGTCGGTTGCAGTCCAAGTAGTGTCAAAGGTGCTGTCATCATCGGTCATTGTCTTTAGAGTTGTCAGGCTAATTAGATCGTCAATCTCTGTGACAAAGCTGTCGCTAGGTGTAAAGACCCTGACTGCCGAGCCGGATGAGTAGAAGTTGCGGTTGGCGTATCCGTCAATAGCCCTAGAGCCTGACTCAATAGCCATCTCCAATAGTGGGTCATCAACGCTGTCTGTTATTCTGAGTGCTGCTTTGACCTGAGCTAAGGTGGCGTAGCCGTTAGTAATTGCCATAATTGTCCTAGTCTATCCGCTGAAGGCGTATGCTTTTTAGGCTTCGGAGTGGGTCCAAAGGTGTGCTCGACTGTTGAAAGTTTGCTCATCCTGGCTAACAGTAGTTGTGCCCTTTTGGTAGGTAGCGTCTTGTGTAGCTAATCCCCATACCCAATGTAAGTGCTCAATCACTGACTCTAGGCAAGGGGTCCATTGGCCTCTGAACTTTGCTGTAGCAACAGCCTCGGTGTCTGTGTAGTTGTGAATGTAGCCCTCGTACAGGACTGCATCAGGATCATCTATTGAACCCAGCTCGGCATACTCTCTAGTGATTAGGTAGTGAGTCGCGTGGGTGCCTCTAAGCACATCAGGGTTGTGTAGATCGTTAGTGCCGACAAAGCCAAAGTCTTTAGCAAGCTTTAGTATTGGTTCTGCCCAGCCATGCTTGAATAGCAAGTCATCTGCTGCCATAAGGATGTAAGGCTCTTTGGTTTCTTTTATTGCTGTATTGATTGCCCCTGCATAAGATGCAGCTCTTTTGTTTACGACTTTATTGGTGCCGATGGCTTCGATAGCCTCAGCAGTAGCGGTGTCATGTTCCTCGATGATGAAGTAAGGCACTGCCTCTGGTGCTGTGTCTTTCAGGTTGGCTACTATCTCAGCAACTCTGTGGGGTCTGTTTAGTGTTGGTATCAGGACTGCAATCATGCTAAAACTCTATCCCAAAACTTAGCCTTGGCCCCGATGACAAGCTCTCTCAACACTACTGGGTTCTGCCAATCAGGTATCGAGCTTATGCCGGCTAGGTCGTTTGTGTGTACCTGGCAACCTGACAAGACTGCCTCAACAACTGCTCGTGGCTCGGCATCAAAGCCTTGTGGCAAGAATACAAAGTGCTTGGCTCGGCTCATAGCCTCAAGGACTTCTGCCCTTGTCTTGTCGTGCATCATGATTAGCTTTAGGTTGTTTTGCTGTGCCCACTCGATTGCTTGCTCTGGACCCTTTTGCTGGTGCCACCTTGCAGCCCACAGTGCAAAGTCCTCTTTAGGCTTGGCTGTGAACTCAGTCGGATCTAGTGGAGAAACAACCCAGTCACTTGCCTTTGGGTTAGTCCAGGACAGCTCTAGCTCTAGGTGTTTAGGTGTCCGGCACATAAGCAGTTTGGCTGAGTTGAATAGGTTGGCTCTTTCTTGACCTCTTGTTTGCAAGTGATGAACTGCCACAACCGGTTCTTTCTTTGCCAGCTCTGTCATTGCCTCTGCACCCAGCAGGTCTGTGCCGGTAATGACTATCTGGTCAAACTCCATAGCCTCACGCCATTGGCTTGGTAGGAATGTCTTGACCTCAACAGGTGCGTCATCGAGCAAAGTGGCATCGGTCATCTCTGCACCGCCGACAAGCTTTCCTTGCCAAAACTCAGGCAGATGGTGGCTTATCCAAGCAATCACTTGAGTAGTTTCTTTAGCACCGGAACCCAGTGCTTATCCCAAACTGTTTCGATGTCAAAGTCTTTAGCAAAGTCAATAGCAACCTGTGATGGGCCTCGCTTGGCGTAGTAAGACTCTTTGAGTGCGTTGACAAGGCTAGGAATGTTCGGTGTCTGCCACCAGGCATCTTGACCTGCATCCCAGCTTGGCTGTCCATCGGTAAGCCATGAGTCCTCGCTGATTAGGTCAGGGGTTGCTGCCCAGTTAGATCCGATGACCCTTGTGCCACAAGCCTGAGCCTCTAGTGTCGGCACTCCAAAGCCTTCGCCGTAGCTAGGGGCAAGTAGCACATCCATCCTGGTGTAGATGGCTGCAAGGTCTTTCTTAGCCATCCCAAAGCGATAGTCCTGTGGGTTAGGCAGTAGCACCTTGTCTTTTGGAATACCGAGTGATTGGAGAACTTGAATAAGGTTCCAGCCACCTGCCATCCCATAAGGGTCGGTGTGGAGATAGAGCAAAGCGTCAGGTTGCTGTTTAGAGAAGATGCTAAAGGCCATGAGCAATTCGCCAAAAGCTTTCCTGTGAATCAAACCTGAAGCCTTGTTAGCTGCAACAACTCCGATAAGGAAGTCATCCTCTTTGATGCCGAGGTAATCGTTGATAGCGTGTTTGCCAATCTCAAAGGTTGGCTTGTAAACCTTCGTGTCAATAGCGTGAGGCACATACTCACACTCAATTCCCTTGGCTGTCATCTGCCTAACACCATGGGGTGCCATCGCAATAGGTGTGACATTAGGCTTGCGAAGCCACTGCTCAACCTTTGGTGGCATAGTGACATGATCTAGTGGCACCCATGAGGCGATAGGGAACTTGTCGTAGCCCTTTGATTGCATAACCCAAACATCGTAAAGGCTGATAAACAGGTTTGGCTTGTCAGGGTCTTTGGCAATGAGGTTCGCGTGATCTATCGGTGCAGCATCGTTGCTGTAAAGGTCAATGCCTCTTGGGAAGTGTGGCACTTTGCCATGAGCTGTTTGGACAGTTGTTGGCACACCTTCGAGGCCGTAGTTCGACAACATCTGGACATCGAGCCCAGACCTTTTGAGATTGTCTAGCAAGTGTGTGGCTTGCTGGCCGTATCCGGTTGGGGCGTTATAGCTGTTTGACCAAAGGCTGACAGCTCCGTTGAGTTTCTCTTTTTTAGTAGTAGGCATGGCCTAATCCTAGCAAAAGACAAGCCCCAAGCGAACCTACACGCTTGGGGCTTGTCAGCTTATTTAGCTAGGGCTAATTACTTACCCTGGTAGAAACCGATGTGAGTTGCGTGGGTTAGTCCACCATCAACTCGCATTAGGCCTCGGTAGGTCACAGTGTCAGTGTTGAAAGCGAAGTCAGCTGACTGGTCAACTCTCATTCCACCTGCAACGCGAACCTTGAATGATGGCAAGTGTCCGAACAATACCGACTTAGCAGCAGTACCGACGGCCGCGATGTTCGGGTTCTCGAACACTGGGTAGCCGAGGAGTGTTGCTGGCTGTCCTGGGACTGCAGAATCGGTCCAGATGTAAGAACCTGACTCATCCTTTAGCTTACGAGCAGCAGCGATACCGGTCTTGCTCATCTGGAAACCAAGTCCAGGTAGAACACGAGCACCATCAGCGATGCCGTATACAAGGTCAATCAAGTCCTCGTAGGTAGCAGCGAAGTTGGTAGCGGTTCCGCGAACTACTGATCCAGCAGCAGCGGATAGCTTTGTGGTTAGAACATCGTTGACCTTTAGGCCAAGTGAGGTTCCAAGCTGCTGTGCGATGTAGCTTGTGATGTCGAAGCCCGCGTCAGTTACTAGTTCTTGGGCGATTTGACATAACGCTCCATATTTCTCAGCCCCTAAGGTCAAACTGGAAAATGTGGGGTTCGACTCGCTAATGGTTCCTGCTGCTGCAACTGAACCAGAGGTTGAAGTTGCGGTGACAGTTGGGATAACTAGGTTCTCGCCAGAGGTTGTGTTGAATACCTCAGACACAGTTAGCATTGGGCCAACTAGCTGAGCAATCTGGAATACCTGATCGTAGAAGCTCTGTCCAACAGTGTTAGCTGATGGAACTAGAGTACGAGCCTCACGAGCGAACTCGTGTCCACGAATCTCACCCATAGCGATTGAGCGTAGGATTTCTGCATCGCTGTTAGCTGGTGAGTTGGTTGATGGTGCGAATGAAGCGGATGCCTCGGCTGCACGAGCTTCGCGGTCTGCGATTGAACGAGCAGTTGTGATAGCTGTGTCGGCTGAGTCGATGTCAGCTTCAATACGAGCAATCTTCTGGTTTTCTTCTGCGGATAGGCCACGCTTTTCAGCCTCAGCGAAGTCTAGGACTTCTCTCGCCTGAGCGATGAGGTTGTTGCGAGCATCCATTTGTGACTTGATAAAGTCAGACATGATTCTCCTGTTAGTTAGTTGATTAGGGTTTCCTGCGGTGCTGACACTCAACAGACACAGCGGTGCTTACACTCAACTGCTACTCACAAGTTTATAGGCACAAAAAAACCCCAGCTCAGGAAGGGGGCCGAGCTGGGGAAAGAAACTAGTTAGCGAGTTTCTTTTGCGTCAATAACCCGTGCTTCTTTGGCTGGGTTATTTGAGTTCTTGTTGTCAAGTTCCCAGACTGCTTTTGCAAGCTCATCTGCTATCTCAGCAACAGCACCGGCTGAAGGGTTGCCGGCAGCCTTTAGTATAGCTGACTTGATTTCATCTTGAGTTGCCATGACTAGATCCTTTTCAGTAGTAGGTCAAACTGCTTTTTCTTTAGGTCTAGCAAGTCAAGGCCGTTGTCTGCAACATCTTCTGCTTCTGGCTGTGCCTTTAGCTTGCCAACAACATCGGTGATTAGAGTTGCCTGAGCCTCAT